TCTTTAGGAACTGTACCTGTTAATCCCCAACGTATTGGAGCATTACACAAGTTTTGTGTGAGTAAATTCTTCAGTACATCTGCCTTAGCCATGTGTACTTCGTCAACAATAACACACTTAACTCCATCGAGGAATTCAGCAAGTGAAAGTATGTCTTGTTCATTATTTTTACTTTTCTTGTCAAGAATGTTAAGACTTTGCCATGTGCAAATTGTATGAGTTTTATACAAATCTTTGCGATCGCCATAGTAAACACCTACATCTAAACCGCAGTTGATAAAGTCCTCTTCAGTTTGTTCAACCAATGACTTATTAGGCACAATGGTAATTGTACGACCATAAGGCTCACACATTTTACTCAAGGTAGCAGTCATAATTGTCTTGCCTGCACCTGTAGCGACCTCTTGTAAAGCCTGGGGATTTTTAATAAAATTGTTAACTACGTCTAATTGATAATCTCGTAGTCTAATTGGTTTTCCAGCCAATTGATGACCTTCTGGCCAGCATCTATCTCCCCAAAAATCTTCTGTAACTTCTTGAAAATTTAATTTAATCGGAGGTCTTTGGTCGTCTACTTCCTCTAATGAAATACCCAGTCCATGTAGTATTTCCATGATTTTTTCAAGCTGGCTTAGATAGCCGTTACCGCCAAGTCCAAACAGACTAACAGTACCATCCCACCGACCTAATTTGTATGCTGGATGATATCTTGCGTATGGAGCAAAGTACTTGAAAGTGTTTGCAAGTTTTCGTCGTGCATCTAGCTCAAGCCCTTCTAGCTTGATGTTTACTTCATCTTTTATGACTAATTTTACAATGCCCATGTATTGATTGCCCACCCCGATGTTTGATCAAATAAACTTTCTTTATCTGAATAAGAAATGATCAAATCACATCTATTACTATAAACTGCTGTCTTACTATGTCGTAAGTTAGTACCTATTACTATAACACTCTTTGGCTCCCAATCGCAATCTTTTATGAAGAATTTGGGCAATTTTCCGGTCTGAACTCCGGCTACTAATGTAGACGAATCTAACGGTGCATTATAATGTTTGCTTCCTATAAACTGATTAAATTCTTTACCTTGACCGGAATTGTCTAGTCGAAAGTATATTCCTACACCATTATCGATACCGTGTTTTTCCAGGGAAAAATTGAGATTTTTGAGGTGATCAACACAGTGGTCAGTGTTACGACTGTCAAAAATCACTAGCACTGGAAATCTATTAAGATTTTTTAAACTTCCTATTAAATTTTCTAATTTGTGTTCTTTGCTGTTGACCCATAGTTTTTGTTGCTTTCTATGTGCAATTAAATTTTCTAAATTTTCTGGGATTTTTTCGGGTTTTTTGACAAAATAATGATATCGTATACTTCGATCATAAACAATATTATTATTTTCAGACTCGTCACTGCCTTGCTCTTTAATAAGAGAATTTTTTATAGGCTCAAACAAATTTTCTCCGAAAAATAAATTTTTACACTGATCCTGAAATTGCCAATTTTTGATAATTTCGTAAAAATCCATGATTTTTTGGTCAAAATCAAATTTATGTGGAGTTAGCGTAGTTACTACTTCGTATATGTTTTTTTCAGTTAGTTCAAATGAACAATATCTAGTAGAAGGTTGTAAAACAGCTCCTTCAATGCGCTTTGTAAGGTGTTGTACAACTTTTCTTAAATTTACAGAATGTGAAAATTCGACAAAAATACGATAATCGTGATCTGGAGTTGTATTAATATAAACTTTTTTGACAACGTCTACAATTCTAAAAGATGCTGACCAAATTGGTGTTTCTAAATGTTTTTTGAGGTCAGGTTCTATTAATAATAAAAAATCGCAATACTGATTTAATAGTTTTAACAATAAACGACTTTGATTTTCTGTGATAAATGTCCTGCCATTTAAGGTAGTTGCTAGGCTACGTAAAACTCGACAGTCTCTTGAAGGAATTTTTTCTTCAATACACGGACTAGTATAACTAGTGATATTTAAAAGTATTTGGTCTATTGTTGTCATATAAAATATTATACATTAAAAGTCGACAAAGTCAAACCTTTATGGTATATAATTATTTAAGGAGTATAACTGACCGTTTGAGCGAATTAGTTTTGACGTTCGATATCGTCTTCAGTACATGACTCACCATATTGTACTTCTACAATTTTACAAGGCTCGTCGTATGGATTATAAATTCTATGCCAGTCATTTACTGGTATTACTACTTGCGAATGAGTAGTTAACTCGATGGTAGGTAACATATACCCGCCGGGCATACGCTGTTCCACAGCACATTTACCAGAAGTAACGTGCCAAAATTCATGTCTAAATTTATGTCGTTGTAAACTTAAACTTTGTCCAGGATTAACAGTAAGTTCTTTTACTTTAGTACCTGGTACTTCGTGTAGTACACGATAATAGCCCCAAGGACGTTCTGTCTTAGGTGCTTTCCATTCTTGTAAAATCCAGCTAGACGAATTTTTCTTGTTTTCGCCACCGACACCAAATTTGAATAATACATCAGGAATAATTTGTTCGGGTATATTGACAGCATTGCGATCACCACCGTTAGCAAATATAATTTCGTGATTAACAAATATATCTTTAGTTTTACGAATAGCATCAGTGGCTGTGCCATCTTTGTCATCGAACGAAATAACGCGATCCACCATATGCATAGCACTAATAATAGTTGCACGTTCTTCCCATGACATAAAAGCTCGACCTTTTTTACGCTCGAGCCATTCGTCACTGTTGACACCGACAATTAATTTGTCACCTAGTCCTCTTGCGGCTTTAAAATATTCGATATGTCCACTATGTAGTGGATCAAACCCGCCTGTTACTAGCACTATCTTCATAAAGTAGCATCTTCCATACCGGCAGTACGTAATTTAATCACATTACTTAGTTGCCACTGCTTAACATCTAGCCCTTTAGTAATACCAAGCCATTTGTTGCGTAGTAGTGCAAATTCGTTGATAATTTTTTCAAAGTCTACAACGTCAGCTTCGCCTTCTACAAACTTTTCACAGTCTCTAGAAGACAAAGCTCGTTGATAATTTTCGAGATATTTACGAAAATGTTGACTCTTAAGTCGGCGTAATTCAATATTAAGGTACTCAAGGATAGCTTCAATTTCTTGCAATTGACTGAATCGTTGTTCAACAATACCAGGCATTGCCGCGGCCGCCTTTTCAATATTGCCTTTAATATTCGTGTCTTGACGTGCGCCTATTAACTCATCGTTATAGTAGGCAACAGCATCTGGAATGTTCGAAATATCTTTGCTAACCTTTGCGTACCACATATTATTCTAGCTCTTTATAATCGTCGTCTTCTTCGGAATCTTCGTCTAAATAATACTCAATAGCATCATCAAGTGTACTGTCAACACCTGTAGCACCTTCAAGTACACGGTCGCCGACACCAAAATCTGCTAGTAAATCTACATAACGTTCTGCTACTGCTTCATGATTTTTTTTATCAATAAACTCACTGAATAAAATCCATACGTCGGCTATTTGTGTTTCATTCAACATTTTCGTCTGTCTCCTCTGGAATGGTAGTTGATGTTTTGATATGAAAATTCTTCATTATCATATCTAATTTATCATCTTTCCATTCTTTTCGATAGAATAAGAATTCTTCGCCAGTAGTTGGATCGACGTATTTTAAACGATTACCTTGCTGTACTAACATGCCATGTTTTTCAAACAAATCAACACATCCACTGTAAGGGTTCATACCTGTTTCGTATGGAATTTCAATTTGTAATGTCTCAAATGGCTTTGCATAACGTGTTTTCATAATCTTACAAGCCGCACGAATACCATGTACTTCACTAGTCTTAACACCGTTTTCATCAGTCTTAAGTTTGAGTTTTTTCATAGCAACAACAATACTAGACGCATAAACAAATCCTTGTCCACCACTAATCTTGTCATCTGGATCAAACATGTCTTGGCTAGCGTATGTGTGATTTGTACAAACCATACCTACATTTAAATTACCAAACATATTAACACAATTACGAACTAGTGCCGTAAGTGCTTTAGGTTTACGACCCATGTCTCCCTTTAAATCACCAGCTTCAAACTGATTAATATCGGTAGGGGTAAGCAACATACCCAATGAGTCTATGACAAATAAGACCTTAGGACGTTCAACCATTTCCTTATACTCTTTGCAAAATTCATGAATGGTTTTAGCCACATCGTCGATCATTGCCATATTGAGTTTAAGAAGTTTATCTTCGCTAGTGTCTACACCTAAGTCGTGTAGCCATTTCTCGTCAAGTGCATTTTCGCTATCAATCAAGATAACATAAATGCCTTGTTGTTGTGCGTTGCGTACTAGATTGCCTGAGCAGATAAAACTTTTACCTGCACCAGATTCACCAGCAAATACAGTAACTTTACCTAGTGGAACACCACGATTAAAGTCACCGCTGATCAGATAGTTTAGTGCATAATTGCCTGTACTAATCCAATCTGTTGGGTCATTGAACCCAACACCAAGTCCGTCAATAGACTTAGTTAATGTTTTTCTAAATTTTGATAAATCAAAGGCTTTTGTAGCCATATTATTCTCCTATGATGAAACAATAAGGGGAACTAGTCCCCTTATTCAATTACGCTTTTTGACGATTACGAATCATTGCAAGAATATCTTGCGCACGACTGTTATCGGTAGTATCAGTTGCAGGCGCTGGTGCGGCCTTAGCTACTGGTGCTGGCGCTTCATCTTCGTCATGTGCCGCTGGGGCACTTGCTTTAGGAGTTGCTTTAGGATCGCCAGTATTCTGGCTCATCCCGGCTGGTTTGAAATACTGTCCCCAACGTTCCATGTCATATGGTTCACCGTCGACTGATGCTTCGAACATTTCTTTCATAACTTTCAATTCAACTTCGCCTGGTTTCTTAGGCAAAAAGTCTGACAAGTTAAACAAGCCATGTTCTTTAATTGCGGCCTGTTCAGCATCGCTTAGTGGACGCTCACGACGTGCCCAGCTTGATGTTGAGTAGTCTGCATAACCGCCTTTGCTACCTTTTTTCATGCGATAGTCTAAACCATGTACTAGGTCAGTTGGCAAATCTTCCAATTCTGGATCAACCAAGGCCGCACGGATACTTGTAAAGATCTGTGGACCAATAATGAAACGACGAATTGGATTTTCTGGTTGTTCTTCACTCTTTTCGCCAAGTCCGTCTTCAACAACGAAACCTTGGAAAATGTAAGAACGCTTTTTCCAGTATTTACGACCCATGTCTTCTAATGCCGGGTCTTTAAACCATGCACGTACTTCTGCCAAGATTGGGCAAGTGTCACCATACATTTCTACGCATGGTACTTGTACTGTGATTGGTTTGCTTTCTGATTCACCTTTGATTCCAGCGAATGGCAATTTGATCATTGCTCGTTCTACCCAGAAAAAAGTGTTGTCGGTGTTACCGTCTGGTAAAAATCTAAGTGTAGATTCGCCACCTTCTTTGAGATTCCAGAATGGATAAATTGACTTATCACCACCTGTACGTTCTCCTGAACCTTTTTGTTCAGATGCTTTTAGTTTTGCTCGGATTTCTGCTAAAGATGCCATAATTGTTCTCCTATTAATAGCCTTAGTTTGCTTTTTGTGCCTATTATTGTTTTACCACCTTGATAAAACAAAAAGTGCATACATGTTATTGTACGCACTTTTATTTAGTAG